ACATTAACAGGCACAGTACCATCTTCTTTTGTCTGTTTTACTAATTTTTGTAAGTCTAAACGTGTTGCCCATTCTCTGGTTTCCCATTGACGTTTACTTGTAATACCTTTTTCCTCTTCAGCAAAACATTTCTTGCAACTTACTGGAACTTCTCCTTTGATCATTTGTAATCTTGTTCTACGCATATGGCTACTGTTAAACACTTCTTCTATTGTATGGTCACGTAGGTTCATTGCCACACCATCTTCCTTGACTAGTCCTGCTTCTTTCTCATCTGTAATACCTGCACCACTGGCATTAGCCGTACAACACACTCTTACGTCACCGTTAGGGCGTGTTGCTAAATGTATCCAGGGTAATGGGCAAAATGTTTTACTCATCTTTCTCCAATACGTACTTTATGTTGCAGTAGCCACATATGGCTTCTCCATTTTTAAGTGTGTAATATACCTTAGGATGATCGTCATTTTCTCCTGTACAAGAAATATGTTCTTCTTTTACGTAGACAATTTTCATCTTTTTCTCCCACAAATTAAAAAACGTTTGTACTTAGGCAACTCAAGTTCTTCTTCCAAGTCAACTTTTAATTTAGACTTACGTTTAAATTCATCAAGGTCACTCATGCAGTTTACGTGTTCTTCATGATCTTTAAAATTATTGCTTTGCAAAACAATATACACGTCATCTGGTATATTTGCTAACCAAGTATTATATTGTTCTTGCGTAATGTGTTCACAACTAGTATTAATTACCATATAAGTATCTTTATCAGGTTGATGTGTACACATATCTTCTGTAACTGCTGTAAATCTACCTTCCATCTCATAACGTTTGTTCATTGTGTTTGCAATTTCCTCGCATTTAGGATCTATGTCAACACTTGTAATATGTTTTATACCTAATGAACTGTTGAACAACATAGTCGAAAGCACACCATACCAGCCTCCATAAACAACAATTTTTGCATTCTTTACGTTGCAATGCTGGGATACGTGTTCAATTAACCAAGACTTACTTTTTAATTGTCCACCCCAGAAACATTCAAGCACACGATCTCTATCACTGCTATTACGGATAGCATCTGCCCAGAACTTTATGTCATCGATGTTAATTTTCATTCCATGCCTCCGGACAAATACTTTTCATTGCATCTATTATTTCTTCTGTTGTCCATGTTCCATTCATTTCCTTATCTAATTCAATAGATCTATTATGTTCTCCTACAAATATTTTCAAATATTCTTCTTCAGTCATTTCTTCCTTAACTTCTTAACAAGCAATGGAAGATACACAGTTACTCCTACAACCGTCCAAAAGGTCAACAGTACTGTAAAATATAACTTCCAATTAGCGATGTCTATTGCTATACCTAGTGTAACACCACCTATCCATACATAATCTAATGTAGCATGAAAACGTTTCCAGTTACTTCCATACTTTGCCATTAGTGCTTCTCTTTTACGTGCGAACCACGGGTGTACATGACGCATTATCACAAAGCCTTCATTTAACACCATTACTATAAAACCAATCCAAAATAACATTTTAAGTCCTTTCTATGAATTGTTTGTTCAACTTATCGAATGTACCGCATTGACGACTACATTCTTTTAAACCAGTTGTTGTCCAACAACTGCTTATTTTATTAAAAAATCCGCTATCAAATATTTCTTTCAATGACTGCTTATATAAATTAGGTATAGTATTAACCTTTGTCATGTAATCTATTCTACTTTGACTGTGTTGCGGTATCCAATCTAAATCTAACCAACAGCACGGTGATATGTTTCCATTAGCACCTACATACATTTGATTGTCTTCCTTTGCTTTACATTTTATTTTAGGCAAAAATTCTTCTGCGGCTTTTTTTGCTGGATCAATCATTTCTAAACTTTTCTGCGATGGCAATAAAGTATGGGTGACATTATAAGTGTCGTCTATCACATCTAATTTTCCATCCTTAAATCTTGTTGTATGTTTAACACTAAATCCTTTGAAACCTAATAACTTACTAAGGTCTTGGCATTTTTCTACTTGATGTTCGTTGTGTTTAAAGACAAGCATATCCCAACGTGCATCTCCTCCTGCTTTTATAAATGTTTTTGCATTTTTAATAATCTTGTTCCAATCAGTGTTTATTCTGTATAACGCATGAGTATCCTGTAATCCATCAATACCAAATACAGTTTTAACTTTCAGTTCTGCTAATTCTTTCCACCATTTGTCTGTGCGGCCACTTCCGTTTGTATGCATTTGTAAACTCATTTCTGGATTTAATTCACGCATATATCTAAAAATTTTTAATGTGTCTTTAGCAATCATAGGATCACCTAAGTTACCACACATATAAACGTGTTCTAATTGATGTATGAAATCTACCGGAAACCACTTTTTAAAAATGTCTAATGTAATTTCTTCAAGATATAAACTATCAAGCAAAGGACCTCCTTGCAATCTTCTTGGACACATAGGACACCTTGCTTGACATTTAGAAGTAACTTCTAGGTGTATAGATTTTATATCTTTATAATTATACATTCTTTTCCTTTGGTATTTTGCTGTCAGCACTGCTTACACAGGTTGGAGTAATACATGGCATAGGCTTTTTAAATAATTTAAATCCTTTTTCTAAAGTTCCTAAAGGTTCATCGTGACAACTGTAACTGCGTTTCACTTCTCCTCCTGGTTCACGTATTATGCAACTTTGATAACCAGACCAACAGTTCCAATCCTTAAACTTATTGAAACCATAAGCATTCAATCTTTCCGCTTGATCAATCCAATATTCTACTCCATCATTGCCATATAACGCGACTTGGTAGGTGTTTTGTACACTTTCCTGTTGTAAAATTTTCTTTTGTTCTTCGGTGTATCCCGAGACCACAAAACTAGCAGTAGGATCAGACTGAGGCTTAAGAGTAACATGAAGACCCCTGCTAATAAACCTATTACATCTATCATAATATTCCTCCCAATGTTCAGGCACCATTACCTGATTGATCGTTACAAGGACATCATTGTCCTGTAAATATAAAAGTTTGTCACCAAACTCTTTTTCATTTGCAAATTCGGCATGATAACTTGCTGTAATACTTCTTCTATCCATGACATGAGTAGCATCTAACCATCTTGTCCACCAACGTTTCGCAGGACTGCAATTACTTGTCATATGTATGCTTAAATATTCACTTTCATAATCTTCATAATGTTTAATCAAATCGATAAACTTTTTGTATGCAGTAGGTTCTCCACCGCTGAAACTAAAATGAAATTTATCAAATCCGTTTGCTCTTGCTTGACGTTTAATCTCATCAATAGCATTAGTGTAAACTTCAAACTGTCTATGATCAACTTTACTGCTTCTAGCATACGGCCAACAATAACTGCAATTATAGTTACAGAAACGGCCAAGGATCCAGGACACAGAAAACAAGTTGTTTTCCAACATAGTTCTTTGTCCAAGTTTAACAATATTGTTAAACGGTATTTTTTCCATACTGCTCATGCAACCAATCCCAATCATTTATTAACCGAAGATCAGACCCCCTAGAAAGGCCAAACTCCATACCAGCGGTAGCNNTCTATCGTGTCCCACGGTTGTCCAAGTTTTAAGTCTTTCATTTGTTTCTCCTTCTTCTTGTCTATCAATTGTTTTACTAGCAAGTTTGACACATTCCCTAAAAGCACTTTTCCAAGTATTAAAAGGATCTGTGTCAAATCTTGTTATGTTACTGACTACCGGCATTGGCTTGAACTTTTTACTAATACTGGTAGTCATGTCGGGTACGGTGACGTCAACCTTTTGTGTGAGAGTCTTAGGTAATAGTTTTACGCCGCCGTACCCGTATTCCAAGTTGTTTATAGGATTTCTACTACGCCATACATGAACGCAGTCTAAGTCCCACTCGGAAACCTTGTGATCAAAGTTGAAATCATCTACTATTTCTGCATCACCGTCTACTACGTAAAACATTTTAGTAAATGACTTGTTTGCCGCCTGTATGTGTGCTTGGTGTATTCCTTTAACACCATGTACACGTTTTGCCATTGGGAAACGTTCCTTTAATGCTTTCCAATTGGCTTCTGCATTAGGCTCTTGATAACTTATAAAAATTATATCAAACATTTTACTTTGTCTTTAAATTGTTCAAATGCATCATAATGAATCTTAGGTCCATCATGTTGCAAATCTCTTGCTAAATCTTTGTGTGTGTTAATAACTTTAAATATTTTTTTAGTTCCATAGTCAGTAGTAAAGTCACCTTCCCATGTCCAATGAAATACAGGCACTCCTAATGCTGACCATAAATTATCTACACTAAAAAGATCTTTCATTGACTGTATGACTTGTTCACCGGTCTCTTGAATATATCTATTCATGTACCAGTCAGTATCACGCATAGCCATACTGTCGCTTGTTTCTTCCTTGTTTACATTCCTATCTTCTAGTCTTATACCTTCTTCACAATGAAATCCAAAACTTTTTCTATTAATTTGTGGCCACTGTATAACTACTAGTTTAGGTTTTACAAATCCAGATCTTTTAAAAAGTTGTGTGTTAAAATTTATTACGTCTGGGCCTGTACCTGCTTTTGCTAGATTCCTATAATCTATTTTTAAATAATCTGCTAAATGCTTACACCATATTTCTTCTTCATATAAACCTACGCCTTCTGTGTAACTACAACCAAACACTAACATATATGGGTCCATGTGTAAATTGTTAAACTCTTTAGTTCTGTATCCTAAACTATTAAATTTATATTTCAACTTTCCTTTGCTATCATAATAGTTCCAATCAGGATTATTAGTTTGCAAGTAATTTATTTGTGTATCTCCTTGATACCAATCTAATTCTTTATTAACATCATTTCCTACAAGTAGAGGTTTGCCTTTTTTAAGAAATAACATTTTCATAACCTCCTAACTCTTTTATTGTTTCCGGAATATAATCTGTGTCTTTTGATATTTCTAAAAGCCTTTGATGATTAAATTCTAATTTCCATTCTAGTGACTTGTACATTTCTGCATACTTTGTAGGTGTTGTAATATTATTCCTAATTTCTTTTACTATTTTACCTGCTCTTGTTTTTCTATGCATTTCATTATCAAAAGAATAATCAAACAATTCATCGTAAAGTTTAAATCCTAGTTTTTGCAGTACTTTGTGTATTCCCCTTGCACCATGTATAATGAAAGGTTTTTTATAATATAACGGCTTTGCAGTTTTTTCTGTTATGAATATATCTTCGATACTAGACTCGTTGACTAAATCAATAAAACTGTTACCGTATTCTTTTGGCATATCATACAGAGACCCTTTAGCATTTTTAAAATTATCTAAATTAGAAACTTTTTGTTTCCAATGTTTAAAATTATAATCAGGTTCAATAACGTTCCAACTATATGCACCCATACTTAACAAACCATCTTTAGCAAGATTATCCATCATTCTACATCTATGTTCCCATGGCCTGTGATTAAGTGTAATAAATGGATATTCAAAGTTTTCATTTACTACTTCTTGTACGCAATTTTTTACAGTGTGAGTCATCCAAAATGTAGGCCAATATTCTACTTTGCTATAAGCAGGCCAATTGATGTTACTATGTGGCCAACCTCCTGATACGAAAGTACATTTGTTACTGCTTTTCTTTAAGGCACGGCTGATACGTTTAATATCTTTCTTTTGGTCAAATCCCATTAGTTCCATTTCTTCTGCACCAAGAACTCGTATATGGCAACCACGTAACCTTTCAAGCATTTCCATAAAATGGCTAGGTGACCAGTCGTCAGACCACATTTTGATATTATATAAACTCTCACTCACACATATATTTATATACGCAGTTAATAAATATTGATATGTTCGAAATAGTAAAAGAGTTTGAAAAACGTATTGCAGACTATTACAATGCACCTTTTGCCGTAGCAACAGATAGTTGTACTCATGCGTTAGAACTTTCGTTTAGATATGATCGCAGTAACGGTAATATATCAAATCCAAAAGTTACTTTACCTACAAGAACGTATGTTAGTGTTCCAATGACACTAATGAAGTTGGACATACCCTTCTCATTTGTTAATATAAAATGGAAGGAATATTATTTTTTCGGTAATACAAGGATTGTAGACGCGGCAGTTTTGTTTACTCCAAAGACATATATTAATGGACAACTTATGTGTTTAAGTTTTCAACACAAAAAAATGTTAGGCTTAGGTAGAGGTGGTGCTATTTTATGTCCTAATGAACAAGAATATAATGAACTTAAAAAAATGGCGTACGATGGAAGAGATGACAGTAAACCGTGGGCAGAACAAAATATTAAAACAATAGGATACCATTATTACATGACACCTGAAACTGCTCAATTAGGCATAGACAAAATTAAGACTGCTGTACCCAACAAACTATGGACAAGTGATGATTATCCGTACTTGCCGGAAATGGAGGTATTTAGAAATGTCTTATAATGAATGGGATCAACTAACAAAAGTTATTGTTGGCATAGCCGACAATGCCAAGATACCTGATGTTGATATAAGTTTGCGTTGCGTAAACTATGCGGACAAGATTGATGAAACAGAAATAATAAAAGGACCATATCCGCAAAGAGTAATTGATGAGGCAAATGAAGATTTAGATACACTTTGTAAATTTTTACAAAAAGAAAATGTAGAAGTTTTACGCCCTAATGATACAGATTGTAATTATTATAACTTCTGTCCAAGAGACAGTGTTTTTGTTTACGGTGATTTACAAATGGCAACTCCAATGCCCATACGTGCAAGACGTGGAGAATGGAGAGCATTTGAACATCATTTAACAAATCCTGTAAACATACGTTGCTACCACGAAAGTTCTTTATACAATACAGACTGTATAGGAAACAAAGATGTTCTTGCATTAACAGAATTTGAACCTGCCTTTGATGCCGCAAATATATTAAGAGCAAATGACAACGTTTTATATCTCGTCAGCAATAGTGCAAATAGGTTAGGCAGTGCTTTATTACAAGGTGCATTAGGAGATAAAGCAAAAGTACATAAATTAGAAAACGTTTATAGTTTTATGCATTTAGACAGCACCGTTGCATTTTTAAAAGAAGGTTTATTACTTGCAAACCCAAGTAGGATAAAAAGCAAAGATGACTTGCCAGGTCCTTTTAAGAAATGGGATATTATTTGGTGTCCTGAGCCTGTAGATATAGGACATTATCCTAGGTACTGTAATTCCAGCACTTGGATTAATATGAATCTTTTAAGTGTAAATACAAAGTTAGTTGTGCTTGAAGAACAGCAAGAACCAACTAGAATAGAATTAGAGAAACATGGTATAGAGTGTGCCATGTTGCCTATGCGTCATGCTAGAACACTAGGTGGTACGTTCCATTGTGTTACACTTGACTTAGAAAGGAAGGCTAATGTATAACCAAAAAGTAAAATTTAAATATGATTGTACGAAATTTGTAGATTGCAAATATCCAGATGAGTCTTCTTGTATTAAACATCAAGTCCATGAACTTACAGATATTCACGAAAAGTATGGTGGGTTTCCAGAAACATATACTATGGGCAATACTAAAATACATCAAAGATGGTGGACTGAAGATGAATTAGACTTTGCAGAAATAGGTAATCTATTAGGCATGGATGCAGTTACAATAAGCAGTATTAAACAACCGCCAGGACAAGTAGTTCCTTGGCACAGAGACACATTCTTTTTATTAAAGAAAAAATTTCCTAAAAGACCCCAACCTGTAAGAGCATTAATTATGTTAGAAGATTGGAAGGTAGGACATTTTGTACAACATGATGACGCTGTGTTCACACACTGGATGGCCGGTGATGGATACATTTGGGACGAGGACATTTTACATCTTGGTGCTAACGCAGGTATGGAAAACAAATATACATTGCAGGTATCAGGTTTTATAAAATGATCAAAGGACAAATTGCTGTTACATGGACCGAGCAGGATTACAAAAATCTGCAATGGGTAACTAATAAAGTACACGAAGAAAAATTCAATGCTACCGTTGACACAGAAAATTACAACGTAGGTGTGTATATGTGTTTTGAAAACTTGCCTAAAGTTTTTCATGATGCAGTCAAAGTTTTAGAACTTAACAAAGTAGTTGTTGCTGTCAACAAACTTACTCCTGGACAGATTTTACCATACCATACAGACAAATATCAAACATACAAAAAAAGAAATGACATAACAGATAAAGATGAAATAATTAGGGTCATAGTATTTTTGCATGATCAAAAAGCAGGACATCAATTATGGATTCAAGATAAAGTATGTGTTGGCCCCGCAGGCAGTTACTTTGGTTGGGGTAAAGATGTGGAACACATGGCGGCTAATTTAGGAAATGAAGATAGATATATTTTGCAAGTTACAGGAATAAAAAAATGACGGACTTTACACAAGGCTTATATTACAAAAACTTTCCTGCTACAAAGCCTCCTCATAAGGTTATCCCAAGATTCAAACAATTATTTGAAGAAAGTTTCCTACGTTCTGAAACTAAACCATTCTTTTTGTTTACTGGAACAAACAATATAGTNNTATTTCTAAATAGTAAGCAAATTAAACGTTTAGATCAACAAGGTTTAGACTTTTACATATATGAACCTTTGTCAAGTTATAGAACAAAACCACATAATAGAGAATTTTACAGTGAATTTATTGATCTTAAACCACAACTGTATGCAGATGAGTTAGATAGCATACAAAAATTTAAAAACAAATATGGCATTAGAAACATAAACGTATATACGTGTGATTACAAAGTAAAAGAATTTTTTCAGAAACAATACCCTGATTTAAATTTGTATTGTTTGGATATTTTCCTTAGAGATTATTTTCCTGGTTCTAAAATCAATGATAATGTAAAGCCTACAAAAAAGTTTGTATGTACTAATTGGCGATATACTAAACATAGACATATCATTATGTGTAACTTACACAGTAAGCCAGGGCATTACAGTTGGCAATTTAAAGCAGATAAAAAGTTATTGCAAGAGAATACTTTCCTAACCAAAGACTTTTGGATGTCTATACATAACAAAACAACAATGAACGGTTTAACAGAACTTAATTTAAAAAGTCCTATGGCTATTGACCTTGCACCAACAAGCAGTAAGTATGTTGAACCTCATCTTGGTACTAAATGGCCAGACGATCAACACAAATTAGAAGCCAATCTTAAAGATGCTTACTATGATAGTTTTATTAGCATTGTGAATGAAACTAGATTTGCACAACCAACTGCTAATCTAAGTGAAAAAGTGTTTACCGCTATGTGGTTTCAACGTCCTTTCTTAATTGTTGGTCCTCCATATAGTTTAGAGTATCTCAAAAAACTAGGTTTTGTTACTTGGGATAAATGGATAGACGAAAGTTATGATACTATTGAAGACCATACACAACGTATGATGAAGATATTAGATGTTATTAACACAATTAATGACACTGATCAAGGTAAACTATGTATTATGTTAGATGAAATGAGCAAGTTTCTTAAAAGAAATCAAAAACTTGTGACTAGATTCTATAATGACGTTACTATACTAGAGTAGAACAATCCATATAAAAATTTTCTAATTCAGGAAATACTTCAATTAGTTTTATGTCACGCCTAGAATCATATTGAGTAAAGAAATTGTAAAAGTTCTTCCTACCCTTTTGTAATTTTTCTTTGTCATACTGTGTTTTTTCCATGTAATCTACTACACGTCTAAACTTTTCTACTTCTAAACTACTGAATTTTGTTCTGTCTGTATCGTCCTGATAGTCATGCATCATTTGTAAATGTTTTTTCATATAAGGCATGAACTTTTCTTTAGGCAAAATATTCATATCAAACTGAATTGGGTCACGCAAATAAGGAGTATCAAATCTTATGCGTTGCCATTTAGTTTGCATATCACTATTATATTTGTGGCGCCATTCTAATATCTTCTCAAGCAGTTTATTAAAACTTGTAACCGCAAATAGATTAAAAGTAATCATAAATGTAACTGGCCAACCTGTGTTAGTTAGATAGTAATCTAAATTACGTTCCCATAATCCTATATCTAAACCTGTTCTAGTATAACTTGCTCTAGGACCCCAAGTATCTATACTTGTATAAAGTTTAAAACTGTTAATTGCTTTCAAACTTTTAAGTTCTTTTAATGTTTCTACTAATTTTTTCACTAGTTTTTCTTTAACACCCATGTTGCTGTTAAGTTCAATATTTAGATGAGGTTTCGGATTTTCCTTTAGTTCCTCAAATAACCTCCAGGTGCTTTTGTGCATTAATGGTTCGCCTCCGGTAATACGCAATATGTTTAATGTTTTACTTACTTCTGGCCACCATTTCCACCATGCTTCTAAATAAGGGTTATCATCTTCTTCGTACAACTTAAACCAATCAATGTTATTGCTGTGTGCTGTAACATCTTTGTAAGGTCCATGTTGTTTTATTTCATTGTAATATCGTGTACTGAATTTAGGGTGGCAATATCCACATTTAAAATTGCACTCGTTACTAAAATTAATTTCAATGTATTCTGGATTAATGTTGTAGTCCCATGGGTTGCTTTTTATTTCTTCAATTCGTTCAGGAGTATGTATGCTTGAACTTTTTATATGTCTATCACTTACATAATCCTTACCCATACATTCTATATTCCAACAGTATTGGCATCCTTTAGGTTGTTTACCTTCTAGCATTAACTTACGTTCTTGTTTCTTCTCATTAGTATTATGTAATGCACTAGGATTGTCTTTAAGTTCTTCTAATGGTATAGAATGCGGAGCAGGGTGGTAACAACTGTGTGTTTCTCCTGTTTGTAGATATATTGTAACATGATGCCATTTTGCGAGACAAAAGGTAGGAGATACCTTATCCATCTCAGGCATTATTTGTTTTATTCTATCTAGTTCGCTCATTCTTGCGTATTACTCTGTCACTGTTTATGTAAACTGTTTTAAAAAACTCACTTTGTTTTTCGTCAAGTGCTAGTTTACTTATAGGTAGATTAAGTTGGTTTTGTAACTCTGTACCTAGTTCTATTATCCTATCATTTACATTGACATCTTTGATTGTGTCCCAATACTTGTTTAACCAAGTAAAATCTCTTGTTACAACATGATCCCAATCAGTACACATTGTTTTATAACAACCTTCTCTAGCACCCATTACAGAATACAATCCGTTTTTTACATCTGCACCCACAGACATCCATACTAAAAGTCTATGATAGTTTTGCCACCAAATTTCTTTTAAATTTTTGACAGGAGTACCCCTGTTCAATGACATTTTTACGCCTTCTCTAAAACCTGCTCTCCAGGCCTGTGCAGGAGTGCTTGTAATAATACTTTCACTATAATTTTCATTTAACTGATAATAATTGTCAAAATAGCAAAATTCTATTTGCGTATCGTCTGCTCCATCAGTATTCTCATGAGTTTTCATGTTACTAACAAAATCTTTTGTCCACATTTTAAGACTACCGTTACCATACATTAGTCCATTGGCATTTACTTTACCACACCAACTAAACTGATAATCATCATTAACACCTAATTTTTCATAGTCTAATTCAACGTGCATAAATTTAGGATCAACAATAGTATCACCATCAACTGTAACAAAGTGTTTTGTTTCAGATAAATCAGCACAGGCTTTGTGTGCCGCATCTGATCCTTCTACGCCGTGTACACGTTTTGCCCAAGGAATCTTTCGTTGCAGATCTGCCCAATTTTCTTCTGCATTAGGCTCGTCATAACTTAAAAATATTATATCAACGTCTTTAATCTTGCAAGACTTTATGTCCATAACTATTAAACCTTTTGTATGTGTATATAGAATAATTATCATAATTATTATCTACATCTTCAAAAATTAATTCATGGCTATCATTATCAAGATTAAAATGTAAAGTTCTATATAACACGTGGGGATCATTCTTTTTAGTAATACTAAAATGCTTTGTAAATCTAAGTTGAACCTTTTTCTCTGTTAGTTGTTTACTAAAAGTTTCTCCAAATTTTAAAATCCATTTTTTGTTTACACAATCCTTTTCTAGTATTACATCTGTTTCACTATTAGTTTCTTCTACTTTATGTAATAAGTTGTCAACTAAAAATTCGCTGTCATCATTTTTATTATTGCTAACCACTTCATAAATTGTTGTTGCTGGATTGAATTCTACTCTATACCTAAATAAACTGCTATTGCTTATTTCTTTGTACTTGTCATTTGTAATTTCTAAACAGTTTTCGTTTTGCTTCTGTCCTGTGAGTCTTTCAATCTTTCCTGTCTTAGGATCAAAAATTAAATAACTTGGTAATATGTCAGCAGTTTTAAAATCAAACAATTCCATGATATTCCTTGTACTGATCAAAGATATGTGATTCAGCAAAACTATTTTTTGTGTAATGAAACACGCCTTCTTGAATAGTATTTCCTATACGTAAATTTAAATTTTCATCTATGTATGCACCAACACGTTGCATCCAATCTTCTGTAGGTTGTTTCCAATTTTGTATGTAAGGTTTCATATGTACAAAGTTAGGAAAGTTAATATTCTTATTGGTTACTTGCTCTTCTATACCTAACATCTTTACTACGATTGCCATGCTTGTATCAACACTCAAAAAACTTTGTTGTTTTTTAGGACTATACAATTTATAAAATGTTTCATGGTTTTTCATTACTAATTCTAACCAAGTATAAAACTGTTTTGCAAATGCACTTTTTTTAAAATAATGTATTGCACAATATACATTAGGCAAATCATTTGCAACATAACTAGGTCTATAATACTTGTCTACTATTTTCTCTTGCCTATATGTTTTAGGCTTTGTGGTTAGAAATACTTCATAGTTTTGCATTAGGTTCCACCAGTTAGTTAGATCTTGTAATACTAACATATCTGTATCCATTACAAAAGTTTCTTCGTATGGTGTTGCATGATATATCTTCCATCTATTTTGCACTTTCCATTTATCATGCTTGGCAGTATCTTGAAATGGTATAGGCACAATATCATCAAACAAGTGTTCAAAGTTTGTAGGAACTTTATCATTTGTGATTAAACAAATTTTACTTTCTTTATTTGTTGCACGGATACTCATGGCAAGTAAACAAGCCTGTTTAACATAACTATCCTTGTCATTGTTCTGTGCTAAAAAAGTAAAATTAGGCATTCAAACTATCCTTTGGTCTACAACTATAATTTACTGACTTCCAATTCCCATCAACAGGTAATTCTTCATGGACCATTTGCATATCAATACAATTTCCTCTATTCTCAAAACGTTGAACTTCTTGTGTCATACAATTTAAATTTGTACACACTGTCAAGTACAATACCCATAAAACTTCCATTACATTTCTCCAATCATTCTATTCAAACTAAACTTGTTCATCACGTGAACATTTTGTTTGTGGGTATAGACCGCGGTGTATTGTCCTAGCCTATCTTTTTTCTCAACTAAAAATTTTAATTTGTCGTCCTCTATTTTAAACAAAACATCTTTATCTGTCGAGTATAGCATTGTGCCGGGCATTAATCCTATATTGTCCGACTTTAGCATATCTACTGCTATACTAAAACTATAATCATTACGATATATTCTAGTGTTTAGTTGATATAAGTTTGCATAATGATTCCATTCTTGTCTAATGTGTTCAATTAGTTCAAAGAACATTTTTGTAAATTTAGTTTTTTTGAAAACCACACACGTCGCCCAATAAAAATCTATGCTTGTATCACTTATTCTTTTAAATTCTGTAAAATTTCTGTGCAAGGTTATATCAGTTGAATCTTTGTAAAGTAAAATATCCTTTGTAGTATCGAATACGTCTTTAAATAAATCATTGCAGATGATATAATCTGTATCTAAAATTAAAGTTGTGTCATAAGGCGTAAGTTCATATGCTAAAGGTCTTAGGTCATTATTGAATTCTAATTTTTTATGACTCAATGCACCGTCATTATATCGTTTGCTAAATTTGTTGTTGCTTCTTTTTTCTATAATTTTGTCGAATACTTCATAAGGATAAAAATCCGTAACACGACTTCTGTCACTTGTAACTAATGACACAGGAACTTTTAAATGTTTTTTAACTTTTTTTGCTAGATAACAAGCCTGTTTAATATAATCAACTTGGCTATTATTGTTTGCAAATAATAGTACACCTTTACGCATCTTCCTCAATACCTTTTAGTTGATTTAATCTTGATTCCATCCAACTGATTGCAGTATATATATGCCCGGTGTCATGTTCTTGCAACTGACTTTTTGCATATTTTATTTCTTGTTCTAGGAAATTTACTTTAATTAAATTACCTGGAAAATCTTTATTCTTTTGAATCTTCTTCTTTTTCATCTACTATATCCGGTATTGATCTTTGGCTTGTAATTTTTTTATATTCTGCAAGATACTCGTTCAATGCATTGAAATACTTGTTGAGTATTTCTTCTCTGAAATCATCTATATATTCTATTTCAATCGGAACATCATTATCATCTATTAATATAAAAGATGTTTGTCCGTTGTCAACAAGTGTTTGACAGTAGTTTATTAATTCTTTAGTTATAGTGAACTGTCCGCCTTTTGTAAAATAAATTGTTTGTTCAGCGAAACGTTCCTTTGCCATTTTCTTTTGATTATTCAGTGTAGTACTGAAATTGGCAAAGTCTAGTGCTTTTTGTAACTTTTCATCCATAGTGATTTCCTCACTAGTATTTAAGTAGATTTTTTTGGGGTCTATTGAAGAGTGGTTACGTTTGCACCAATTGGCGCCGCTACTGAAACGTCTGGACCATTTGGTTTAAGTGATACTACTGAACTTGATACATCGCCGTTGATATCTTCATCTTGTGGATCAAAAGCACCATCATTGTTTGTATCATCACCTGCGTCATCATCTCTAAATTGGATTCTAACTTGGATAGCCGCTGTGTTGTTTTCTTTTACATGAATGTTGTAATCGTTTTCTGCATACACACCACTACCATCTTTTTGAAATACTTTTTGGTATGAACCAGTAAGTTCATAGTTACCTATTGAAGAACCTGTTCCAGGCACACCACCATTTGAACTTGTGGCATGAGCGGCAAAACTTACAGTACCCATTGCACTTAACAATGTATTCCAATCATTGTATTTTGCACCACTACCGTTTGTAATGTCTGCTGTAAACAGCAATTTACCACCTGCATTAAAAAAATGCCTACGTGCATCTGCACTCGTAAATGTTACTGTGAACTCGTGTGTAATAGTTCCGTTCCAAGTATTTGTTCTTGTAGAACTTACTAGTGGAACTTGATCTGATTGACTTGTATCTGCTGTGTAAATGTTTAACTTGTCTGTGTTAATCGAAACTGCAAGTGCTTCGTATTGTACAATACCTTTACCACCCGCTACGTCATTTTCTTTAATTAAATCCCCAACAGTAATGCTAGACAATGTGTTAGGTGTAGCACCTGTTTGGTGTCTACGTGCTTTAATCATATCAGTATAAAGATTAGCCATGTGTGATGCTTCTATCACTGTTCCTTGTGAAACTTGACTACTTGCTAATGATTGACCGTAACCTGAATCGCCTGATCCTGTACCCATGATACCTTCTACTGAACTTTGTAGTGTATTATATCTTGAGGCTGTAATTAATGCCATTTACTTTACTTCCTTATATTTTTATAAAAACTTCAACTAATTTTTCTTCGAATCTTTCATTTGATTCTAAAGCAATACCAACCAAGTCACCTTCGTTAGCCTTTTGAGCCGTTCCGTTTGCACCAACATAAAGTTTGTCACCTTTTTCAACTGGTCCCATAACTCTTAATGGTGTTCTACCTACTAATGCTATTGCTTGTCCATCAGCGTCTGAATTTAAAACAACACCTGGCTTGTTAGAAATAATACCGCATGGTGTTTCTGTCATTGCACACGCAGTCATTTCACTATCACCGCCAACTGTCATAATTGTTCCTACTGGATACTGTGTATCAGTTATGTATTTCTCAGCCAAGTCAGCATAGTTTGCCTTTAGAGCAGTACCTTGGAAGTTACTTGCAAATAAGTCACCGCTTCCATCTCTTACTGCCACTGTATCATTTGAAGCCGCCGTAGATGCTGTTCTGTTTGCAGTACCTTGTCCTACTGGAACTTCCATTGATGATGCCACTGTTGCTTTACCATTAAATTCATTTGCATACATCACATTCCATTTTAATGTTGCTGAACCAACGTTGAACGTTGCTGAAGCACTTGGAAGGATTCCATCTGCTGTAATGTTTAATGGCTCTTTAACTTGAGCACTTGAATTATCAACTTTAAATTTAATAATTGTACCTACGTCATTTTGTATGACTGCTTGGTTATCATTTTCAATTTTAACTACTAAATCATTTGACGCACCAACTGTAAATCCTGCATCTGAGAATCTTGCGATTTCGTTAAACACTGAAGGCTGTCCTGCTACTGATCTTACATATTCACTTGCCGGATTTCCGCCTAGTCTATCTGCGTTTGAGGCTGTACCCCAGTATCTATGTGCTGTTGAAGTTACACCGTTTGTTGCGTTTGTAGTATTTTTTAAAGTAAGACCTGCACGTACTACATCGAACCCAGTTATGGCATTGTTGGAGTCTGTTGAGTCGATTGTAAATTCTACTGCACTTACTATGAATACTGTTTCATCATTAATGATACCTTTCATCACTGTTCTGTTAACCTGTGCATTGTCACGCACAATAGCAGTTAACATTTGAGTAACGGAAGAACCTTGTGATTGTGGACCAATTAAAACAAAGCCTGATCCTGTGTTTGCGTATAGTTGGCTGTTGCCACTATCCCACCAAAAATCACCAGTTGTTAATCCTGAAGGTTGTGTAGTGCTTACTTCTGCACCACCTGTTGTTCTGAATTTTGTACCATCGTAAAATTTTAATTTAGAAGATCCCGAATCAAACCACATTTGACCGGCGATCGCTTTAGCCGGCTGGTTTGCACTAGCGAAATTTTCAAGCAAATGCACGAAATTTTCGTTTTGTATCTCTCCATAACCAGCATAATTTTTACCAAC